ACCTAAAAAAAACAAAGCTGCTTAATAGATATTAGTAACACCGTTCTTTAATAATCTGCGCCCCTGCCGAGATGTGGGGAACCAATTCTAAGCATTCAGCTATTAGCTGATCGCTCAACTAAACACAGAAGGATATTACCCAATGGAGTTCGCAAAAGAACGCAAGAAAGCCTTGCAGATAGAGAGCTATTTACTCTCGAAGATTTCAGTAAGAGGCCAGACGAAGCTCGCAAAGATGCTTGGTTTGAATGAGGCCGCAGTAAGCCGATTAAAGGCTGCTACAGGTAAGCAGAAGTACAGCACTATGAAGCTAATGAGTTTGATATTGGCTTATGCAGGAATGGAGACGCCAGAGTTTGATTTAGTCGGAACTATGAGCCGGTTAGAGAAGAAGCTGGAGAGAATGGAAGAATTACTGGCAAAGAAAAAAGCCACTGCGCTAACAGTGACTTCGGAGCAATTGCTAATCAATTTTTAAGGCTACCTACGAGGTTAATTATACATGAAACCGCATTTATTACAAAGATTTGAGAGGCTGAAAGAGGCTAAGAGAAACGCTTTTTGTCGTCAGTTTTCTAAAGAGTCAGCCACGAATTTACGCAGGGCACTTGATAAGGCATTGAGTCGCAGAGGTGCCCATGACTAGCGTTGCTTATGTCGATTTTGGAGGGGATAGACACTCCAGGAGCCTCAGAATGGAGAATCAGAAACAAGGTCACTTCTCTATATTCCGAAGCCTGCTAACGGCAGATTGGGCGAAAGATACAGCTAAATTTACGTTGTGGGTTAGGTTGATTGGCCAGGCATCACATAAGGCCAGAAAGGTAAGATTTAATAACGTTGATTGGGATCTAATGCCTGGGCAGTTAGTTACAAAATTCAGCGTTCTTGCAAGAGTTTTAAGAGATACCGAAGGCAATGAAAAAAGCGTCCAACAGGTTCGTAGGATGTTGGAATTCTTCGAAAAAGAAGGAATGATTTCGTTTTCAGGTAATCGATTTGGGACTGTGATTTCGGTGAAAAATTATGCTGATTATCAGGCGGATTTTGCCGGAGGTAATATCGAAGATAAAGCCGGAGGAAAGAAACCCAGTAATGGCGAGGGTTTGAAGGTTGTACCCGGAGCAAACACCGAAGCATCATCCGAAGAACATGAACAAGAAGGTATTAAACAAGAATTAAAAGATAAACCCCCCTTACCCCCCAAGGGGGATAATTCTGAGCAAGCGATTCAATGCTTGGATTTTTATAACCAGGTGACAGATAGCCGCTGCTCTTCTACAGACGCTTTTGAAAAGGCGCTCTCAAAGGTTAAGGCCAAGGGAGTTACTTACAGCGTTGAAGAAATTAAACTGGTTATCCGTTGGGCTTTCTCAACATGGAACCATAAGCCATCCCCCAACAACCTCTGCCGAATGACAAGATTTGATAGTTATCTGTCTAATGCAATCATCTGGTCTGAAGGTGTCAGTAACAACCCGAATCCATGTCCTCATGAAACTCTAGTGAAACTCTGGAATGAAAAATTTCCTGAAAGAATCATTGAGATCAACGAGTGGAATAAATCCAGACCAGCATATCAAGGGCTGGAGAGAATCTGGAATGGGAAAACTACACAAGGGGCATGGCGTGAAGTTAAACATATCGGAACACTATTCAACCTAATCCGCCAATCAACACTCACCGACAACTTGCATGAAAAATACTGGCTAAACATCGACTGGATCCTGGACAAGAAAAACTGGGCAAAGGTTTATGAGCAAGTTTTGAGAGAGTATCGCCAGACAAAACAGGGAATTTAAAATGCAGAACTCGAACAAATATTCAGATATGTACGTTGAGCAAAGTGTTATTGGGGCGATTGTCCTGGCGGATGGAAACCCAGAACTGCAAGATTCAGCAATGGACTCAATTGAGTGCTTAGGGACTGATGACTTCACCAATGCTGCTCATCGAACTATCTTTTCCGCGATTAAGAGACTGCATATCAGTGGATCCCGAATTGACCTCCTAACCCTGAGTTCTGAGTTGGAACACTCAGGAGAAATTGAGATTACTGGCGGGTTTGGTTATCTGGCTGAAATAACGAAAAATACCCCATCAGGCAGGAACCTAGCTGCATATACCTCGAAGCTTAAAGACCTCTCTCTTGGAAGAAAAACACAATCAGTTCTTCGCTCGGCACTCAATAAACTACAGGATCCTGGAGTATCCCCCCTGGTAGATATTATTGGCGGAATACAGTCAGAGATAGGGCAGATTGAAACTCAGAAAGAGTCAGGAACTAGGCACATAATGGATGGCATTAATATCTCGATTGACGAGATTGAATCCATTATCAACGGGGACATTTGGAAGCATAGAACTCAATTGGGCATGGAAACTATCGACGATGCTTTTGGTGGATTTAACAACACTGATTTTATCGTGGTAGGCGGTCGTCCTGGTATGGGTAAAACCATGTTTAGTACCACGGTCACTGAATGCGTGGCCTTGCACAGTAAAAAACCTGTCTTGTTTTTCAGCCTAGAAATGCCCATCGAGCAAATTTCTCAGAGGATTGCCTACCACCGGGCAAGAATCAGCAAGGAGCAATTATTAAACGAGGATAATAAATCAGTCTGCGATGCTGCATGGGGTAAGTTGAGTATGGCGTTAAAAGACTTCCAAGGCGCGCCAATTCATATCAATGATAAAACCTCTTTGAGCGTCCATCAAATCAGAGCAGAAGCTAGGCGGATCCATAAGCAGACCGGAGGTTTAGGTGTCATCATTGTCGATTACCTGCAAAAAATGAAGATGACTAATCCTGAGAACATGAACCAGTCAGTCGGGGAGATTGCCACTGGGCTGAAGAACCTGGCTAAAGAATTACGTTGCCCGGTCATCGCACTTGCTCAGTTAAACCGTAACCTTGAGCAGCGTTCAAACAAAAGACCAGTCAATGCAGACCTGAGAGAGTCAGGCGTTATCGAGCAAGAAGCAGATGTAATATTCATGGTTTACAAGGACGAAAAGTACAATCCTCAAACCGAGTTAAAGGGTGTCACGGAAATCATTTGTACTAAGTCTCGCCATGTACCAGGGGCAGAAAAATCATATTACTTTAGCAGTGCGCTTTCAGGATTAGATCCGCTAGACTTTAAGTCCATGTCGAACAGTGGGTATCACAGCGAAATCGACTGCTAAAACTAACGAGGCCGAAAATGACACTGAAAAAATTAGATGTAGAAGGGTACTTAAAAAATCAAGAAGAGTTAGAAAAGAAAGTAGTAGTCGATGGAGACCACATCCTGCTTGCTCTGCCTGAAGGTAAAATTGACGAGTGGTATGAAATCCCTCTGTCTGGCCTGAAATCAAGCGAGCAAATTATTTCGTGGATATTCCACCTAACCGAGAAGTCCTGGATTGAAAAGGATGTTCTGAGAAGATTTATTAAGATCATCAGTGAGCTTAGGGGCATAAGCCTTTAGCAATAAACAAAATTTAACTTGATAAATCAAAGCCGCTTAAAGCGGTTTTTTTATGTCAGTAGGAGAGGGATATGACACCAAATATTAACTACAAGTACTCAGTATTTCGCGAAGACGCCATTGATTACCTGTTAAAAAACGTAGAGCAGTTTCCGAAAGAAGTACCGGGCAAAATATCTATCTCGATATTCCAAGGTTGGCGATGGGTCGAGTCTTTGGAAGGTGAGATTATATTCGCTGACTGTATATCACCTTGTATCACTGCTAAGGATTTGCAAGAACGCCGCGAGCAGACAGTAGAGCTATGGGGATGCCTGAGATGATGAATTACCAAGAGATGAGTGACTACGAGATTAGTTGCGAAGTCGGTAGAAAGATTAGTTTCGCTGATTACTTAATGGCTAGGAATGAGCAAGTAAATTACTGCAACTCATGGGCTGATGCCGGGCCGGTAGCGGAAGAGAACGAAATTGGAGTGGTCAAAGTATTAAACGGATGGTGTGCAACCAATGACCATGCCAAACATGAGGGTGTATTTTTCGTAGACCCTAATCCCCGCCGTGCTATATGCATCGTATTCCTCATGATGAAAGGCGGTGAGTGATGGGCTTTTCAAAAGTAGCAATTATCGGTACGGCTATCAGTGCATTTTCCGCTGGCAACAATGGCTGGAACACACCTGTTGGAATGGCATTAAGGTTTAGTA